TTTTGATCCGAACGATGTTATTGCACTCGCAGTTATTGCGGCCGAAGGCACAGATAAGCATATCGTCTGCGGTCCATATCCTAAGAAGTGTATTGCTTGGGAAAAGATCAAGCGAGCAGTCGACAAGGGTTTCGCTGATAAGAATCCAGAAAATTTGGAACGCTATGTTGGCGACTACGTGTTCAATCCAAAGGAAGGCACTGGCTCAATCGCGCTCGACGAGCCTGTAGAAGTTCTTGAAGGTGGCACTGGTTTCATGATGATCCAGCGAGCTGCTCTGGAGAAGTTCCAAGAAGCCTATCCGCAATACATGTACAAGCCAGATCACGTTCGCACGGAACACTTCGATGGTTCGCGCGAGATCCTTATGGCTTTCCAAGCGGAAGTTGATCCTGAATCCAAACGTTATCTTTCCGAAGACTACTGGTTCTGTCAGAAGTCGTGGGAGATTGGTGTTAAGACGTGGCTGTGTCCGTGGATGAAGCTCTCACACATGGGTTCGTATGTTTTTGGTGGTTCGCTCATCGATCTTGCTCAGATTGGTGCTGGCGCAACTGCTGATGAAACATCTAAGCCCAAGAAACTGAAGTGAAGTCTTGACAAACGCACACACATTTGATACTATACTCTATAGGAGGTTACATGATGAAACTATCTAAAGAAACCACGGAAATCTTGAAGAACTTTGCGGCTATCAACCCGTCGCTCGTTTTTCAAGCAGGAACAGTTCAGAAAACTGTTTCGCCTCAGAAGACAGTGTTGGCTAAGGCTAACATCTCTGAGAACTTCGACAAGGAGTTCGCTATCTACGATCTGACGCAGTTCATCTCGACTGTCTCTATGTTCGAAGATCCTGATCTCAAGCTCGGTGACGATTCACTCGTTATCACTAACGGTAAAGCCAAGACGACTCTGCGTTATGCTAAGACTGATCTGATTCAGTCTCCGCCTAGCAAGGAAATCAATCTTCCCTCTACTGAGATCAGCTTCACACTCGAAGCTAATGCGCTCCAGTCTGCTCTTCGTGCTGCTGGTGTGTTGGCTCTTCCTGAGCTGGCTCTCGTTGGACGCAGCGGCAAAGCGTATCTTGCTGCTATCGACTCTCGGAATCAGGGATCAAACTCCTTCGAGTACGAAGTCGGTGACGCCAACGCAAACTACATGATGCTCTTCAAGATCGACAATCTGAAGATCCTGAATCGCGATTATGAAGTTCGTGTCTCTGCTAAGGGTATCTCACACTTCGCTTCAAAAACTGGAGATGTGGAATACTGGATTGCTACTGAGCAAGGCAGCAAGTACGGCGAATAAAAAAGGGGGACTTCGGTCCCCTTCATTCTTTTTGATATGGAGCCACGATGCGTGAAGAATTTCTATGGGTTGAAAAGTATCGTCCTCGCAAGATTGCAGACTGCGTTCTGCCTGAGGATCTTAAAGCAACATTCCAACAGTTTGTGAACGATGGTAATATTCCAAATCTTCTTCTCTGTGGTAGTGCTGGTGTTGGTAAAACTACAGTGGCTCGTGCCATGCTGGAAGAAATCAACGCGGACTACATCGTCATCAACGGATCGATGAATGGTAACATCGACACTCTCCGAACCGACATCCGAAACTTCGCTGCGACTGTTTCATTCACTGGCGGTCGTAAGTATGTCATCCTGGATGAAGCTGACTATCTGAACGCGAACTCTACGCAGCCGGCTCTGCGTAACTTCATGGAGGAATATTCATCGAATTGTGGATTCATCCTCACATGTAACTTTGTCAATAGGATCATCGACCCACTTCATTCGCGTTGTTCCGTCGTGGAGTTTAAGATTGGCGCTAAGGAAAAGGCTGAGCTAGCGAAACAGTTCCTCGCGCGCGCATGCGGGATCCTAGATCAAGAGAACGTTGGCTATGACAAGAAAGTCCTAGCCGAAGTGATCATGAAGCACTTCCCTGATTGGCGTCGAGTTCTCAATGAGTTGCAGCGATATTCAGCTCGTGGCACGATTGATGCTGGTATTTTGGCTTCCGTTGATAACGTGGAGATCAAGGAGCTCGTTAAGTATCTTAAAGCCCGCGAGTTCGAGAATATGCGTAAGTGGGTCGCACAGAACGCCAGCATGGACGTGAATGTGTTATTCCGCAAGCTGTATGACGCAGCCAGCACGATCATGAAGCCCGAGTCAATCCCGCCACTCGTCCTAGCCTTGGCAGACTATCAATACAAGGCTGCGTTCGTTGTGGATCAGGAGATCAACTTGGCAGCCTGCATGACTCAAATCATGATCGAATGCGAGTTCAAGTAACCCTTGACAACTTGACGCCATTGAACTACAATATAATAAGTTGATGTGAAAACGGATTGGCGTGCAGCCAGTCCTATATGTCTGTTATGGAGACTACCTTGAAAAACTATCAACACCTACTACGCCAAACTCTCTGGGAATTTGACGAGGATGTCTATCTTCGCGAAGCCGGAAGTCTCAAAGCCTTTCTGAAGGATGAAAAGAAAAGCGTTTTCTGCGAAAGTATCTTTCGTCGAGACGTCCAAGAAGTTATGTTAAAGTCTTTCCTTGAAGCAGTGACTCGTGACTCTACTGTCAAGAAGTTCTTTACCATTATGGCTCCGACTGGAACAGGTAAGACGTTCACCATTTCCAAAGCCCTCGTTAACATCTGGAAACTTGAACGCGACTTCGTTTCTATTCCGATCATCATCGCCCCCGACAATACTGCCCTCGAAGCGTCTATTGCCGAGTGTGAAGATAAGGGGATCAAGATCGTCAAGTCCAATAGCATTAAATCTGCTAGCCACATTGATTCGTATCTTAAGCACCTTAAGCGCGAACCTTTCGTCATCGTTGGTACGGATGCGTCTTTCGTCAAGAAAGTTGAATTCTATAGAGAAGCCAGTAAGAAGTATGCGTTCATCGTAATTCGAGACGAAGCGCATCATGGCGCACATTCTCTGTTTGATTCCAAGGATGCGACTGGTGCTAACGTCGAGAAGCGAGTTTGGGTGAATACCCTCCGTGCCTTCCGCGATATGAATGAAAACAATCGCGTTATCCTGTTCACGGGCACGCCATCCAATGCTCTCATGTCGACTGGTCTTGCTGAAGATCGCAACGAGTTTGAAGTCCTCTTCATGTGCGCCTCGCCCATCGAAGCTGCGATTCGTGCGAAGTTCGATACTAGTCCAGACTCCAAGACAGCTATGAAGAAAGCGAAGGCGCGCAGCAAAGAGTGCGATAAGCTCATTAAGCGCCTTTTCGAGTTGACCAAAGAAAGCACATTCGAACCAGGCGTAGTTGGTAGTACGATGTCGTATGCTGCTATTCGTCGCTCGAAGCACGGCCATAACTTCAACTCCAAAGACTGTTGTGATTGGTTGGATAAGAACAAAGTCAGCTACGTTCGTCGCGACCAAGACAATAATGATCCAGACTTCATTGAGTGGAAGAATTTCCTCTCTGGCAACGAAGTCCATTTTGGCGTATTCATTCGCTTGGGTCTAACGGCTATGAGTTTGAAGAATCCAATCTCAGTCGTTATCCATGAAGACTCTCAGACCGAACCTAAAGATAAGACGAAGCGTCTCATCACCAACCAGAACGAACAGCGCATGGGTCGTCTGACACGTTGTGCGTTTTTTCAAGACTGGAAGCATGCCTGTGAAATGCTGAACAAGTGGAGCCATGACGCAGAAGTCACACAGCTCCTGATGAAATTGATCACGGAATTTGCGTTTCACAAAGTCATCTTTGTCGTAGGTGACTCTAAGGGTAAGGCACTCGATGCGTTCGAGAATAAGTTCAAGATGGGTAAGATCCGCGATATGGATCAGTTCATCACGCTCGTGCGTGAAATCTATAATCATCGTCTCGTCAAGACAGAGAATCGTTCATATGAAATGGTTACAGAAGTTAAGCGCCTGCTGAATCGCTGCCCATTCAAGCGTATGAATCGTATCGAAGTCGCTCACATCATTCCGAATGCTGTCATTTCTGCTGGGCTAGTTAAGTACGAGGAGCATGTCGGGAACTATATACCTCTGAGCGCTGACGTACACAAGCTGTTCGACGCCAAGCTATTCTATATGGAATACGACAAGAGTGGCAAGCTGAGAGCTCACTATGCGCCAAATCTGACTGATATTGACAAGGAGGACTTAGCTATCTCTGAGATCGTCGATGGAATGGTTGTAGAGCTCCCCTACTCCCTCTCAATGGATTCCCTGGAGTACCGTAAGGCGATGGTGATGGGAGATGTCTAATCCCTTCATCTACGCCGACAGCGTCAGCTATACCAAGAAGAATCTCATGAGGGGAACAGCCAACGATGAGTTGGCAGAGAAGGGTTATAAGCCCTATCTGATGAATCGCTCGCTCTCCTATCATCAGGATGCCATTCTCTATATCAATGAGATGAATCGTCGCCCTACTGCTGAACACAAGTGGCAATACGAGTATTTACTAAATAGCCTGCGGAAGCGTAAGAGGTATTCCAAGTGGAAGAAACAAGACCCCAACGCATCTGTCGAAATGATCATGGAGTATTTCAGCTATGGTCGCGAAAAGGCGGAGCAGGCCCTGCGCGTTTTGACCGATGAACAGCTAGCCATGATCGAGGTTGCACTCGATAAAGGTGGAAAAGGATGAACACATCGGTTGATAGTATGGTCGAGATCAAACTTCGATCAGCAGAAGATTTCCTAAAGATTCGTGAGACACTAACCCGTATTGGCGTCGCTTCAAGACGCGATAAGGTACTGTTTCAATCATGTCACATCCTGCATAAGCAGGGTCGTTACTATATCGTTCACTTCAAAGAGTTGTTTGCGCTCGACGGTAAGCCCACGAACTTTTCAGACGAGGACAAGGCAAGGCGTAATACGATTGCCAATCTTCTTGCTGAGTGGGAACTTATTGATATCGTCGATGTCGAGCGTACGAAGGAGCCGGTTGCGCCACTGAATCAAGTTAAGATTTTGGCGCATAAGGAGAAGAATGAGTGGAAGCTGGAAGCCAAGTATAACATCGGAAAAAAACGTTCCGAGACTTGACATTTTACGCTGCACCGCTTATATATAATGTTGTGACGCCGAACGGGTCACTATCTTAACCTTGCCTAACAGGAGGTCTATATGACTAAGAATGACTACGCACAAATCCCATCACCATTTGGTCAGTTCGATCCATTCTCGATTGGTTTCGACAAGAGCTTCAAGACTCTCACGGATCAGCTAGAATCTATGGGTAAGGCTCTTCCAGGCTATCCGCCATACAACATTAAGAAAGTCGACGAGAACAAGTATGTCATCGAGCTGGCTGTTGCTGGATTCGCAAAGACTGATCTCGAAGTAACTCTTGATGGTGGGAAGCTGACTATCGCTGGTAAGACCAAAGATACCAGCGATCTGGATAATGCGAATGCCTACTACTTCTACAAGGGTATCGCAGAGCGTGCGTTCACACGCACATTCACTCTTGCCGATTCTGTAGAAATCAAGAATGCCGAAATGGTTAACGGCATTCTGAAGGTTTGGCTGGAAAACTTTATTCCAGAACATAAGAAGCCCAAGAAGTTCGACATTAAAGACGGCCAGTAATACGGTTGTCGATTCTTACATTATGTGCTGGGCAGTATTCCGCTGCCCAGCTTTTTCTGTTTAAGGAGACCAAATTGTTTACCACTATATCAGCTCTACTAAATTCAATCAGATACTACGACACAATCGTTCATCTAGCTAAACTCTCAGACGACGAACTCAAGCACCTTAATCTTTCGCGTGGCGATATCGCTCATGTAGCCCTTAAGCAGTATTGGAAGTCAAATGGCATCCCTTCTCAATCTTTTCGTTGAGTTCAAGCAACTCTTTCGTCAAATGATGGGTAATAGACCTTATGGTTAATTCCATTCGTAAACTATTCTCTGATATACTAAATCATTTCTCTAACATGGGAAGTTATCCTAACGGCTAAATAGCACGAAAGGAGGCCCCCATGTTAGTGACACACGAACAACTATGCCAGTTCTTTGAAGATACTACAGAAGAATGGCTATTAGAATGTACAGAACCGCTGAACGACGCGCTCGCATTCTACGAAATTAACACTCCCCAACGCATCTCTATGTTCCTGGCTCAAGTCGGACACGAGTCCGCAGGTATGTCAGTCACAGAAGAAAATCTAAACTATTCCGCTCAAGGACTCAACAAGATTTTCCCAAAGTATTTCGCTCGCGCAGGACGCGATGCAAATGCTTATGCAAAGAAACCCGAAAAGATTGCGAACGTAGTTTACGGTAATCGCATGGGTAACGGTGACGAAGCGTCTGGTGACGGATATCGCTATCGTGGTCGCGGATTCATTCAGCTCACAGGAAAGAGCAACTACGCTGCTTTCGCGTCTGATATGGAAATGCCGCTTGAAGAAGCCGTAGCATGGTTGGATACTGCAGAAGGTGCAGTCTGGTCAGCTTGTTGGTTCTGGGATTCCCGCGAACTAAACAAGTGGGCTGACAAAGGTGATATTGTAACTGTAACTAAGAAGATCAACGGTGGAACAATCGGTCTAGAAGATCGTAAGCATCATTATGAAGAAGCTCTTCACATTTTTTCATAAGGAATTACGATGCCTAGATTTGGTAACCCCGATCCGAACGATGAACCAGTAAAAGTACCTGTTGCTATGGATCAGCTAGATCCAGCAACGAAAGGTGCAGCTTCAAGAATCGACTATGGTTATTCTTCACGACCATCGTACGGTTCGTCTTCCATGGCTCCAGCTGCACCACAACTTTCGGAAGCAGCTCAACTCGCAAAGATTGAGTTGGAGAAGAAGCAGTGGGAAGCTGAGAACGCAAAGCAAAACGAAGACTGGATGGTCAAGAAGTGGCGTCCAGCAATGGGTTGGTGCTATATGGTTATCTGCGTGCTTGACATGGCAATCTTTCCAGTGCTATGGTCAATCGCTCAGGTTATGGTCAAGACACCACTAACACAATGGATGCCACTAACGCTGCAAGGCGCTGGTCTATTCCATCTCGCAATGGGAGCCGTCCTTGGTATTGCCGCATGGTCCCGCGGTCAAGAAAAGATCCAGGGTGTAACAAAGTAAGGAAATGATATGAATGTGAATCCTGCGAATATTGAAGACGTACAGAATGCTCAACTTGAAATCATGATGCTTCGCTTGATTTCTGGTGAAGAGATTATCGGCAAGGTTGGTGTTATTGGAAACATGATCAAGGTAGTCAAGCCTGCTGCTGTCATGCTCCAACCACCAACTTCTGCTGCTGGTCGTGCTAACATGGCTCTCGTTGATTACATTCCTATGGCTAAAACCAAGGAGATCATTCTTGATCCGCGAAACGTTCTCTTTACCTATGAGCCAGACGCACAGATCGAATCAGCATACAATCAAAACTTTGGTTCTGGTCTCGTGCTACCCAAGAAAGGGATCTTGACAACTGCGTCATAAAGTGATACTATATCACTATGACAAAGTTTTACACGAACGCTCTCGAATACGGTAACAACATTCTCGTCCGCGGCTATGATCGCGGACGACCCTTCCAAGAAAAGATTCCCTACAAGCCCACGTTGTTTCTTCCATCTCAGCGTTCTGATGCTGCATGGCAGGACATTCGTGGGCTTGCGCTTGATCCTATGCCATTCGACTCTATGCGAGACGCCAAGGACTTCATCAAGCGATACGAAGACGTGAGCAACTTCAAGCTCTATGGTATGCCGCGATTCATGTATGCGTATCTCAACGATGAGTATCCAAACGAAATTGTCTATGATCGCGAACTAATCAACGTTGCGTATATCGACATCGAGGTTAGCTCAGAAAACGGATTCCCGACTGTCGAGCGCGCATCTGATACAGTCACAGCCATCACGCTGAAGAAAGACAAGATCTTCCATGTTTGGGGATACGGTGAGTTCACGACTGATCGCGAGGATGTGCGATACTATCAATGCAACAACGAGAAGGAACTGTTTATCAAGTTCCTGAGCGAGTGGAGCAATGGATATCCTGATGTTGTGACTGGCTGGAACGTAACGTTCTTCGATATTCCTTATCTCGTCCGTCGTATGAGCGCTGTGCTTGGTGAGAGTGAAGCCAAACGTTTCTCTCCATGGCGCATCTTCAAGGAGCGTCGTGTTCGCACGAAGTTTGGTAAAGAAGAGTCTGTCTATAACATTGCCGGTGTTGCTACTCTCGACTATCTTGAGATGTATCAGAAGTTCACATACACTCAGCAGGAAAGTTACAAGCTAGATCATATCGCGTTCGTTGAGCTTGGTGAGCGTAAGCTATCGTATGACGAATACGAAACGCTGCATGAGTTCTACATGAACGACTTCCAGAAGTTCATCGAGTATAACATTCGAGATACTGAACTCGTTGAGAAACTCGACGACAAGATGAAACTCATTGACATGGCTCTCGCGCTCGCGTACGACGCGAAGGTTACTCTGCTCGATGTGTTTACCCAAGTTCGTATGTGGGACGTCATCATTCACAACCATCTCTATAAGCAACGTATCGCTGTTCCTATCGAGGGAGGTGGTGCTAAGGATGAAGCGTATGTCGGTGCGTTCGTCAAGGAACCAAAGCCCGGTGGTTATGATTGGGTCATGTCGTTCGACTTGAACTCGCTGTATCCTCATCTTATCATGCAGTATAATATCAGTCCAGAAACGTTGTATCGTAACGAACGCGGTCATGCTGTGAAGACAGATATCACTGTCGATGAGTTGCTTGATGGCTATACGCCAGAAGTTCCTGATGGCTATGGGCTTGCAGCTAATGGATGTTTCTTCAAGAAAGAGCGACAGGGATTCTTACCTGAGATCATGGAACGAATGTATAACGATCGTGTTGTCTACAAAGACAAGATGATCGCTGCTCAGAAAGAGTATGAGAAGACTAAGTCTAAGCAAGCATCTAAGGATATCTCTCGATACAAGAATATGCAGCTCGCTAAGAAAGTTCAGCTGAACTCAGCTTACGGTGCGATTGGTAACCCACACTTTCGTTTCTTCGATATCAATCAAGCGACGGCTATCACTCTTGGTGGTCAGCTTTCGATTCGCTGGGCTGAAAATGAAATCAATAAGTATTTGAATGGTCTCCTCAAAACTAAGGATAAAGATTATGTCATTGCTTCAGATACGGATTCGCTATACATTACTTTTGACAAACTTGTATCTATGGTCTTTAAAGACGGAGGATCGTTACCAAGCGATCCTGTCGCTCGAAAAGAAAAGATCGTTACGTTTTTGGACAAAGTGGCTCGCGAAAAGATTGAACCGGTTATTGATGGTATCTATTCAGATCTTGCTATTCGGATGGAAGCATTCCAGCAGAAGATGAACATGAAGCGTGAGGTTATCGCTGATCGTGGTATCTGGACTGCGAAGAAGCGTTATATCCTCAACGTTCATGACTCCGAAGGCGTTCGTTATGCGAAACCAAAGCTAAAGATCATGGGTATCGAAGCAGTTAAGTCGTCGACTCCTGCTGTCTGTCGTCAAGCCATTATTGACGCACTCAACATCATCATGACTCAGCCTGAAGAGGAACTTCATAAGTTCATCGCAGAGTTCAAGACTAAGTTCTACAAGTTGAGCTTCGAGCAGGTTGCCTTTCCACGATCCGTCCAAGATCTAACTAAATATGAGAAAGAGACGAAGAGCATACCAATCCACGTTCGCGGCGCTTTGTTGTATAACAACATGATTAAGAAGCTCAAGTTGCAAAAGAAGTATGAGCTCATCAAGGACGGCGAGAAGATTCGCTTCTCCTATCTTAAAATGCCTAATCCTGTTCGCGATAACGTGATCTGTGCGTTCTCAGCTTTGCCTGCTGAGTTCAATCTTGAGTCTTACATCGACTACGACATACAGTTTGAGAAAGCATTCATGGCTCCACTCAACTCTATTCTCGACGTTATCGACTGGCACTCAGAGAAACAAAGTACCCTAGAGGATTTTTTCGCATGACTATTAAGATTCCACAAGAGTATCTTGGTTTTGATTTTGGTTTCACGGGTGTTGATGAAAGTGAGATCAAGCAGGACGTCCTACAAGAGCTGAGTGCCAAAGATCAAGCGCTCACTGAAAAGGAACAAGAGCTAGCTCAGAAAGTTAAGGTGTTGGAGTCTATCATTGTTCCGTTGTTGAACAATCTGATTAAGACTGCTGACAAGGCATACATTCACTGGCCCAATCGTAAAGAGAAGTGTCAGGAGATGTTGGAAAAAGTATTGAAGACAACAAGAGGTTTGTGATGACTAGTTCCATGACACAGTTGAATCCGCCTATTCCCCTCATGACTCCGAAGGGAAGAGCAGTGGCTCACTTCATTATCGACTACGGTATGGAAAATGACTTGATGTGGGTTTGCTTTCAGGATGACACTGGTGAGTGCTGGACCTGGGAAAACGCTCACATCCGCGCTCGCGTCAACGAAACCATCGGACGCAAGAAAGCATCAAAGATTGTCGTTTAATCTAGATAGAGCACTAATCATGCTGACGGGGATCGCACTCTCCGTCGTCGCAGCATGGTACTCAGTAACAGGACTCGTCGCTATCTTCGCTGGTGCAGCGCTCGCAGTTGTTATACTGGGCGGAACGCTAGAGTTCGGAAAGATCATTCTCGCTTCATGGCTATACAGGAACTGGAAATACATTCCGTTCCTGATGAAAGCATATTTCACTTCTGCTCTCCTGATCCTCATGCTCATTACCAGCATGGGTATCTTTGGTTTCCTTTCCAAAGCACACTTGGATCAAGTCGCACCAAGTGGTGATGTAGCAGCTAAGATAGAACGTATCGACGATACCCTCGCGCGCGAGCGCATGCGCATCACACGCGCGGAGCAGCAGTTAGCTCAGATGGATAGGGCTATCGACGCCATCATCGACAGAAACAATCGCGCACAAACTGCGTTACAGCTACGCAATCAGCAGAAGAAAGAGCGCGATCAGATTGCCGCTGAAGTAAAAGACGCACAAAAGAATATCGATACACTACTCGACGAAAAGGCTCCACTCATGAAAGCCACGCGAGCGATCAAGAATGAAGTTGGTCCTATTCGTTATGTGGCTGAACTAATCTACGGCGAGGGAAGCGAGAAAGATTTAGAAGCAGCCATTCGTATGATGATTCTGCTTTTGGTTACAGTCATCGATCCTTTGGCTGTTCTGCTAATCATCGCTGGAAGTAAGGATCTGCGAAGAGAAGTCGACAATCTAGAAGCAGTTACGACTGACGGAGATCTATGGGAACCAATAACAATAGAAAAGAAGTCTTGACAATTAAACGAATATACGGTACTATGATGATGGAGGTGAAAAATGTCACTTAGAGAAAAACTGATTAAGAACAGCACAATTGAATTTACTGCCACGCTCGAAGATTCTAAGATCTTCACCAAGAAAGATATGGTTCCAACTTCGGTGCCAATGATCAACGTTGCGTTGTCTGGTTCTGTGGATGGCGGCATCGTTCCTGGTATTACTATGCTTGCTGGTCCGTCCAAGCACTTCAAGACTGGTTTCGCTTTGCTTATGGCTTCAGCTTTCCTCAAGAAGTATCCTGATGGTATCATTCTGTTTTACGACTCAGAGTTTGGTACACCGCAAGCCTATTTCAAAACGTTCAACATTCCGTTCGACTCCGTAGTGCATACGCCTATCATGGACGTCGAGCAGTTGAAGTTTGATATTATGAAACAGCTTACAGGTCTTGAGCGTGGTGAGCGCGTCATGATCGTGATCGACTCGATTGGTAATCTTGCTTCTAAGAAGGAAGTTGAAGATGCGTTGAATGAGAAGTCTGTTGCGGATATGTCTCGTGCGAAGCAGCTCAAGTCGCTGTTCCGTATGATCACTCCGTATCTGACGCTGAAGGATATTCCTATGGTTGTGGTCAATCACACCTATATGGAAATTGGTATGTTCCCTAAGGCTATCGTTGGTGGTGGCACTGGTTCTTATTATGGATCAGACAACATCTGGATCCTTGGTCGTCAGCAAGACAAGGATGGTACTGAGATTGCAGGCTATCACTTCGTAATCAATGTAGAGAAGTCGAGGTATGTTAAAGAAAAGTCTAAGATCCCAATCACCATCTCATTTGATGGAGGTATTAATCGTTGGAGTGGTCTTCTCGATGTCGCTCTTGATGGCGGTTACGTATCTAAGCCAAAGGTTGGATGGTATGCGCGAGTTGATCGCTCAACAGGAGAGTTGCTTGCGCCAAACATGCGAGCCTCAGATATAGTTGATAACGGCGACTTCTGGAAAGCTGTATTCAAGGAAACTGACTTCGCCAATTTCATCAAGGAAAAGTATTCAATCACACACGGTGCAATTCTTTCGGAGGACGAGGAAAATGCTGATCAGTGAATACATTAGCGATGATCAATCAAAGAGAGCTCAAGTTCACAAAGTAGAAGGCGACTATCATGTCGACTTCTTCGAAGACGGCGAGTATGTTGTAACAGAAAAGTATATTGGTAAAAGCCAAAGCTGGGCTGAAGCTGCTGCCGAAAATTATACTATGGGAATTAAGGTGATACAAAATGGTAAGCGTCGTTGACAATCCAGTCGCAGTGAAGTATAATCATATCACTCGCGAAGATGTGGCTGACTTCGTTTGTATCAAGATCGAAGAAGGTGAGTTCGAAGGTATCGTGTATCACTACGAGAACGTCAAGGTTGGCGAAGAACTCGAAGATGGTGGCGCGCTGTTAAACTTTAACTATCATGTCGTCGAATCATTCATGGCTGAAGAGATGCTGACTGATAGTATAAAGAAACGCTTCGAAGACACAGTCGCTGGTATTCTTTATGACATTTTGCTCAAACAAGTAGGAACTATTGGGAATGAAGATCGAGCTGACGATTCTGAAGAATCTAGTTCATAACGAAGACTTTGCCCGCAAGACTCTACCATTTCTAAAAGAAGAGTATTTCAGTGATTCGTCAGAACGTGTGGTGTTCAAGCGAATCACTGAGTTCATGACAAAGTATAACTCACGCCCAACTCGTGAAGCGATTGGGATTGAGATTGAGTCTAGCACTAATCTGGGTGAAGAAGAACATAAGCGTTCTATGGATCTGGTTCGCAATCTCGTTGAACCAGAGCCAGTAACAATGGATTGGTTGCTTGAATCTACCGAAACGTTTTGTCAGGAACGTGCAGTGTTCAATGCCGTCATGGATAGTATCGCTATCCTTGATGGTAAAGATAACAATAGAACCAAGAACTCTATCCCTGAGATTCTATCAGAAGCTCTCGGCGTTTCATTTGACAGTCACATCGGTCATGACTTCATCGAAGATTTCAGTAATCGCTACGACTACTACCATCGCCTTGAAGAAAAGATTCCATTTGATCTTGAGTATATGAACAAGGTTACTCGAGGTGGTCTATCTCGTAAGTCACTCAATATCATCCTCGCTGGCACGGGTGTTGGTAAGACTCTTGCGATGTGCCACTTCGCAGCAGCTAATCTTGCGATGGGAAAGAACGTTCTCTATATCACCATGGAAATGGCTGAAGAAAAGATTGCAGAACGTATCGACGCGAATCTGTTGAACATCGCTACGGAAGA